TCAAAGAACAAACATCACAGCAAGCACTATGGTAGTATTTTTTATTGCACACAACACCCGTACAGGCGGATGTTAGAATTCCGTCCTGTACTTTGTTATTAATTTGTATATTTGTATTAAAAAAAGAGATTATGAGTAAATTAAACACAGTTACTATTTCATTGAGTAGGTACAATGAATTGAGAGATTTTGAGAAGAATATTAAGGAAAATAAGTTTGTTATACGACATGATGAAACACGTTATTACCGAACGCATTATGAATATTTCTCTAAAGAAGAGTTTGAATCAAAATTAAGTAAAGAGTTTGAATCAATTATTATACACCTAAGTTCTTTAGAAGAAGAATATAAACAAGAAATTATAGAGCTAAAGTTAGCCCTTTCAAAAGAAGAAAATAAAAGAAGAAATTGGTGGAATAAATTAGAATCATGAAAGTAAATAAAATAAATGAATATATTACAGGTTATAACAACAATAGTAATTGCAGTACTAACATTAATTCCAGTAGTTTATTGGGTATTTAATCCAAGTTTTACCCAGATGGAAATATTTAAAAAGTTCATCGTTAATTACTGCTTATCATTCGTAATACTAGGAATTTACACTCTAATTGAAAAGAATCATGAAAGTAAATAAAATAAAACAGGTTTTTAAATTTTTTCAGGCGGTTGTTATTATCGTAGTAACTTATATTCTGTACGTACTAGATAATCTACTATCTATCTTTGGAGTGAACACAAAACTACCATTCGATGACTTCCTAAGTCATAGCTATGTGAGTAAGTGGTTTTATTTTCGTATATTAGTGGTTCTTCCAATACTATTGTGTTGGTGGTTAATAAGTAAATAGAAGATTATGAAAAGATTTGAAAGGTTAAGATTAGCGTGGAGTAAACCAAACAACAATATTCTTGATCAAAATGAAAATGAATCTAAAGAAGATTACAAAAACAGACTAACTAAAATCACTTTCACTGATTGCGAACAAAGTCATTAAAATTTGCTAATCAACTAGATTTAGAACTAATAATTAAAGAGAAGTAAGATGTTCAAACCTAAAAAACAATTAAACGAAAACGCAATTAAAAAAGACTTCTTTAGTAAAAAGAAAAAAAATTCTACTGAAAAAATATTAAAAATAGAACAAGATGTAGATATTTTTAATACATATTTTGTAAATAAACTCAAAGAAGTTAAGCTTCCAACTATTAATAAACAATCTTTTGTATTAACTAAAATGAACTCATCTTTCTTTGAATTGTTAGACGGTATAGATCCTTGCGAAATATTAATATTTTTTAGTAGAATAAACAAAAAACAATATGATTTAATTAAAGATAAGAATATTATAGGAATGGGTGTTTCATTAAGAGTTTTAGAAAAATCAGAAGATTTATATATTGAACTTAAAAATAAGTGTGAAATAAAATTCACTAATAATCATTCTAAAATTTTATTATTTAAACTTAATGAAAATCACTTTGTTATTGAAGGCTCTGGTAATCCATCTATAAATGCTAGAAACGAATTTTATATAATTCATAATTCAAAAGACATGTATAATTTAATTAAAAAATCTTTCAAAGATGCTTAAGAAAAAAAACAAAGTTGTTTCTATTAAAGACTTAATTAACTTAAATATAGAAATACCTGCAGAAAATAAATCTATATTCACATTGGAAAACAATGGAGATTCTATATTTGATTATCTTTTAACTATTTCAGAAAAAGAAACTATTACGGATATTAATATCTGTTCTTTTAGAATATCCAAAAAAGACTTATCATTTTTAGAGGAGTTAATTAGCTATAAAGATTATAATCCTATACATTTACTTCTATCGGACAGTATTAAATCAATGGTAGTAGGCACTTATAATTATTTGAAAGATAATGTTAACTTTGTAACTAAATATAAAAATACACATGCTAAATATTGTTTAATTAAAACAAAAGAAAATAACTACTATTCTATATTGTCTAGTGGTAATTTTAATCCAGATGGTAAGATTGAACAATTGAATATAATTAATAATAAAGGTGTTTATAAATTCTTATTAAGTAATGAGCAATAATTTAAAAAAAGGTAAAAAATTCTCATCTGAATACCAGCCATCAGAAAAATGGACTGAAAAAAAAGCGTTAGATTTAGGTCAAGAGTTATTGTCATGGATGAAAGAAAAAGACGATGATGGAGAAGATAAAGGAAATATTTTCTTTGAGGATTTTCTTATGATAGAGAATAATTATTACGAAGAATTAATAGCTTATTTATGTGGTAAATTTCCATCGTTTTTAAAGCTAATAGGGCAAGCAAGGAAAATTCAAGAGATAAAGTTGATAAAATTCGGTGTTGGAGATAGGTTGAATGCTACAATGACAAAATTTGTTTTAACCAATAATCATGATTATACTGAAAAAGTTGATAATACAACAAAAGGGGAATCAATGAACCCACCCGAAATCACTTACAAAGATTAATGTCAAAGATTGTATTTAGCAGGAAATTCAAAATCTTAAACGATACTATTCGTTCTTGGGATGTTTTGAAGAAACTGAAACCTAAAGACAAAGACTATAAATACTTCAAAGAATTATCAAAAGTACATACGATATTGATGTCAGGTGGTCGGGATTCATCAAAGTCCTGGTCTAAATCCGTAGCAGAAATTACAGCAGCAGTAAATTACAATCATTGCGTTTTATCAACTCGTTTTACCATGTCTTCAACTGACATGAGTATAAATAAAGCATTGGAAGAGCGTATAGAATTATTAAATTATAGTTCATTCTTCAATTACAAGAATAATGAATACGTATGTAAGCACAATAGAGGGCGTATTGATGTAACAGGTCAAAAAACAAGTTCTGGAGACCAAACAGCTAAACTTAAATCATTGGAAGGTTACTCTATATTCTCAACTGATGAAGGTGAAGAATTACCATCGTTTGCGGATTGGAACAAGGTAAAACGTTCATTAAGACGTTCAGACGTGCAATGTCTTTCAATTATAGCGTTTAACCCACCAACAACAACTCATTGGATTTACAGTAAATTTTATAAGAATGTTCCTGATGGTTTTAACGGTATTATTAATGGTGTTTTATACATTCACACGACCTATTTAGACAATGGTCAGGAAAACATGGCTGAACACAATTGGAATGAATATGAAGAATTACGTAAATCTTATGAGTACTATGAATCATTAACTCCAGATGAAAAGGAATTAGTTGAAACGAAAATAAAACGAGATGCTGATGAGTATCGCTATACTATTTTGGGCGGTTTTAAAAGGAAAGCTGAAAATGTAGTTTATGAATACTGGGAGCTTGGTAAATTTAAAGAACATGGCTCTATTGGGTTTGGTTTAGATTTTGGTTCAAACGATCCTGATGCGCTTACAAAAGTAGCGGTTGATTTTAAAAGCAAGACGATTTACATAAAGCAAGAATACTTTAAGAGTAACACGAATTCCGACCAACTTTATGATGTTTTAGTTGATAGGTGTGGTTTTGACAACCTGATAGTTGCAGATACTTCAGGACGTCGTTTAATTCGCCAATATTGGCAGAAAGGTATTAACATCAAAAGGGCAACAAAAAAAGATAAAAAAGACCAAATTAAAGTGCTATCTTCGTGGCGTTTAGTAATTGATCCAGAGAGTAAAGATTTAATCGATTCGTTTAATAATTATAAATACCATGACAAAAAAGCAGGTGTAATTGAAGAAGGGGTTAATATTGGGGTTGGTATAAAACATTACTACTCCGACCTTATGGATAGTTGGCGCTACATTGCATGGGATTTTATTAGAAAAAGTATAAAAAAATGACAGAATTAACACAGCAAGAAAGAAACCAAGCATACGAGCAATCTATTAAGATGCTACAAAGGCAACCTAATTGGAAGAAATTAACACGTTTTGAGCGTAGAAAAAAGCTAATTAAAACCCGAAAGGTCTTCGGAATACAATAATTTGATAAATTTGCTTAAATTTGTAATATGAAAACAGAAGCTGAAATAATCCAAATAGTTAAAGATAGCGTACATTTAAAACCTTGGGTTGTTGACGCTCGATTAAAGAACAAACACCTTAACGCATTAGTTTATGGCAAAGGTTATCATGAGCTACTTATAAATCAAATTGAGAAGATTGAGAGTGAATCGAGAAAAACAGCACGTAAAAAGTACTCAATTGATGTAAGGGATTTATTCCATAGAGTTATGGAGCCAAGGCAGAATGTATTTTCTGCTGATGGTGATAGTGAAATATTCTCAGAGAAACTACCTAAGGCAACAAAGAAAGAATTAACAGATATACTAGAAGATTTTAAAGGCGGTAAATCAATAGACGAATATTTATCGAAGTATTTATTTAAGTTATCAGACGTTGATCCAAATGGTTTGATTTTCATGGAATATATCCAAGAAAACGGACAATTAAAAAAAGTTTACCCTACTTATAAATCCATACAGGATATTCAATCCTATCATTCTAACGGTATGCTAGTTGATTGGGTTGTATTTAAGCAACCGCAACAACATGGGGATTCATTCATTCGCTATCGTTACGTTGATAAAGATGTTGATGTAATAGTTACAAGCGGAAGTGGTGGTTACGTTATATTTGAAGAAGATTTAAAGAAGAATGATTTCGGAATTGTACCAGCGGTTATACTTTCAGATGTTGAAGAGGTGGGAACAAACACACGTTTATCATGGTTGTATTTCATTGAAGAATTAGCTAAGAAATACGCACGTGACCGTTCAATCAAGACTTTATATGAGTTTTTGCAAGGATTTCCTAAGCATTGGATTTATGCCAACTTTGATGCTGCAAGGCGTGGAGGGGGTGAAGATGGAGCGGATGAATCTGATAAATCAAACATCATGGGGCAATCACTAAAACCTGATGTGACTGATGAGATTATATTACCTGTTCCTGAAGATAAAGAATATGATGTGAAAGTTGCTCCTGATGTGGGTGGTTATATTTCGCCTGATTTAGAAACTCTCAAATGGATGTCTGAATCTGGTGCGGATTTGGAAGAATTGATTGAATATACAATGTGGGGAACTCAGAAAACTAATCGGTCAGGAAATGAAACAGCGACAGGGCGTTGGATTGATACCCAGCCACTGCAAAACAAGCTACACGTGTTTAGTGATTTCTCTCAAAGCGTTCATAATTTAATGGTTGATTTTGTTATTAGATTAATAAATAAGACCTCAAACGATGAGAACCCTAAAGATTTGTACTTTAGATCGTATGGACGTAGATTTATTATAGAAGGTCCGGACGTTTTAATTGAGAAGTACAATGAAGCAAGGGGAAAAGGCGCTCCATCGGTTATACTTGATAGAATGCTTAATGAGTGGATAACATCTAAATATAAGAACATACCCGAATTAAGGCGTATAGAGGTACTAAAGTCACAAGTTGAACCTTATCTACACTTATCTATTGAGGAGGTAGAAAGAACTTACATGCAAGAAGGGGTAAATAAAAAAGTACTTTTTCCAATATGGTGGGAAGAAGAAGCTATTAAAACAAAATCATCTAAAGATTTAAGAATTGATTTTGATAAATATGCAGAATTAAATAAAACAGTAACCAATAAAACAGAAATAATATGAGTCAAATTGTAGTAGGCACATGGTATCGTAAAGCGCAAGGCCGCCAACATTTAGCAGCGACAGAAGCAGATGTTAAACGCAAAAACATGGTTGTTCACGTTTCATTTGCTGATGAAATGAATGAGAATGCAAAATCCGACAAACAAGCAACGGACACTTTTGTTGTTGATGAAAAAGCAACTGAAAAGTACAATGAAAACGCAAAGCTGCACAAAGAAGATTTAGATAATAAATCTAAAATGTTGGCAGCAGAAAAAACAGGAGGATTAGCAGAATTAGTTCGTATGGCTGCTGGTAATAAATCTGATGAATCAGTAAAAGCACCGTCTAAAAAAACGCCCAAAAAAGATGCTATAAAAGAGGAGCGAATAGCATTATTCGATGAAGCAAAATCTTTAGGCTTGAAAGTTGCGAAAAACATCAAAACTGATGACCTAAAAGAACGTGTTGAGAATGGTCGTGAAATGGCAAATGAAGAAGAAGAGTAATTAACTTAAATTATAAAGTATGAAAATTATTATTGCAGGAAAGTCTATCGAAGTAAATGATGAAGAATTAGCAAAAGCTATTGAGGGTAAAACAGATTTAAAATTAGAATCTGATTTAATTATCCGCACAAAAGATGAGCAGGATAAATTCATCAACAATACAAAACCTGATATTATTAACGCTGCTCTAGAAATGGAAGTGAAGAAGTGGCGTAATGATTTAGGATTAGAGTTTGAAGGTAAAACCCATGAGAATCTTATGGAAGCCTTGAAAAATAAGCACAAAACAGAATTTACAAAAGAACCATCTGATCAACTTGAAGCGAAAGAAAAGGACATCCTAAAACTCAAGGAAACCATCCAAGGATTAACAGGCGAACGAGATAAAGTATCAACGGATTTCCAAGGCTATAAGAACGAAAGTATCTTGAATACTGAGTTAGGCAAATACCTTCCAAATAATCTATCTATGCCAAAAGATGACGCTATTTTATTACTTAAAGCTCGTTTATCACCCAGTGTAGAAAATGGCAAAGTGGTATATAAAAAAGATGGCGAAGTAATGAAAGACGGTACAACTTTAGATCCCTTAGGTTCTGAAAATGTTATGAAGGATTTCTTTGCTGAAAATAAACACTTTGTTAATGGACTTGATGGAGGTTCAGGAGGTGGTGACTCCCAACAACAAACTGGAGCCAGTACGTTAGATGTTTTCAATAAACGTATGGAAGCTGAAGGTTTTAAAGCGGGGTCTGTTGAATATAATCAACAAGCAATCAAAGCAATTGAATCAAAGGAGTTAAACCCTAGTGATGTAAAGTAAGCACAAATAAAACACGTTACAAAAACGCAATTGATTAATTTCTTTTGCGTTTTTTATGTTTATTGGATAAATTATATTATTTTTGGTGTTCACAGTGGATGACCATCTGCTAAGTCAAGATGTCGGGATAGACAAAACAATCAGTTTTTTTTATTAATCAAATACAAGTATAATGGCAAATTATGTTCCATCAAACTTGTTAGCGGCACAGGTAAACCTTACAGGTCGTTTTCAAGCTGGAGAAATGAGATTTAGAGACCCAGTTGTCTTCAAATCATTAATTAGAAATCAATCTTTAATCATGGAGGAAGACTATTCCACTATGAGAACAAGAGAAGATAGGGCGGTTCAATTGAACTTCTTTAATCGAACAGTTAGGACTTTAGGCACGGCTCGTTCACACACCCATACAGGTTCAAAAGGTGATACAACTCTACTTACACCATCTTTCTCAACAAAGAGTGATGTATTCCTTTCTTCTTTAAAGCAAGCGGATAAGAATAAACGTACACTTCAGGAGATGTTAAATAACGAACTTTCAAACGTTATTAGAAATTTCGCTGATGGTGCTGAATTATTAGCATCAACTTTCTTATTTAGTAATCGTTCAGGAGTTAATGGTGTTACTCAGGAGGGTTCTTTTGACGGTACAAATGATGTATTTGAAATAGCAGTTGCTGATGAAGCTAGAGCTGTTCAAATTAGCCGTATGGTTATGGATATTTTGAAATATCAAGGAATGTCATTTGACATCTATTGTGATTCAATTTCATTCAATAAATTTGAGTATTTAAGAGCTCAAGGTTCTTCTAATGATACAAATACTGAATTCCAATTCACAAATGGTTCACTTACTTTCTACCATGCATCTGACTTAAATGCACTCGTTGCACCATTAGGAACTGGAGCATATTCAAAAGGTTTTTGGTTAGTTGTTCCTTCTGGAATGGCAGCAGCTTTTGATTGGATTCCAAAACAAAACAGAGAAGGTGTAGCTTCAACATCTATCGGTGGAGTAGCTGAATATGGCAACATAATCAATCCAATTGATGGTTTATCTTATGCTGTTCACAAAACATGGACAGGAGCAGACGGAAGCTCTACAAATGGTTACACTCAAGATGTTAACGAAAGTGTTGAGGTTTCGATTGATTATTCATTTGAATCTGCACCACTTACCACAGCTAATGAGACTGTAATCCAAGCTTTCGGAATTGTATAAGGGGCTATGATAGACGTTAGCGCAATAAATAATGGAGTAATAGGGTTGGTTGGAATACGCCAACCCTACGATCCTGACTACGCTATTTTTGATGCAAATAATTTGCAATCAGATAGCGGTTTATTTGTTGATGACGTTGCGTTTGTTAAAGGTGAATTCTTTATTGATGTCGTTTCGCCCTTCAAAACTGATGACTTACAAAAAAATGAGTTATTTAGTAGAATGATGGGTTCAGCTGCAACAAGTGTAGTTTCAAAAGTATTCAATGATGTTGATTTCATTGATAGACAGGTTTTTTATTCCAAAGCTAATAACCTTACAAAACTTCAAGATGATTTAAAACATGGCTTTTTAGGCTATAAAATTCAGGTTGGAGAAAAAAAGAATATAGCGTTTAAAATTAATCGTTTATTCTTAGAGGTAGAAGGAAGTGGAAATTTAGAAATCATGTTATTCAATACCAATAATCAAAATGCTATTGAGACTAAAACTATTGCGGTTACTACGAATCAAAAAAGCTATGAAATAGAGTTAAATTGGACTTGTAATAATACAGGGTTTTATAAAGGAGAGTGGTATATCGGTTATAATTATGACGGAAATATACAACCTTTTGATAGAGATTTTGAAAATGCAAGTTATGAAAATAATATTATCGGCTTAGAATACGAGAAGGTATCCGTTAATGGTCACACAAGTGCTTCGCTGTTCGATTTGGATAGTGTTGATGAAGTTAGCGAATCCAACGGAATGAACTTAGATATTACGGTTTATGAAGATTTCACAAATTTAGTATTAACTAATAAATTCATGTTTGCAAGAGCTATACAACTGCAGTTTGCAGCACTTCTCTTTCAGGAGTATATTAGCTCAACAAGATCGAACAGTAATGAGAGATATGCAAGTAATCACAAGGCAACCATCATGGCAGCGTTAAAAGGTACGCGAGGTGATGGAATTAAAGAAAGTGGTATTGAGAACTCTTTAAATACTGAACTAGCAACTTTAAAGAAAGAAGTGTTAAAACTACGTAACGGACATAAGAGAGGAAAACAGATAACAGTAAGAACTTTGTCATAATGAAGATTCAAAAAAATACATGTAGTGGAATAGATTGCACCATTAATAGGTTGCAAGATGAAATATACTACTCACTTACAAAGGTGTGGTCAGTAGATTGGAATTGCTATCCACGTATTTACAAGAATAAGCGAAAAGACGAGCGTGGAAATGAGTATTTTGTACCTGAATATATTGATGGTAATTATGAATATACAACAGACACTCTATTTGATGACAAAGTAGGAATTGTTTCTTTTTTCTTAAAAGATGACAAAACAACTATTAACGAAAATCAGCAAGAAACAGATGTATCTTTAATTTTTTCAGCCAAAATAAACGATGTTTACCAAACTGGACAAAGAGAAGACGAACTATTTAAAATGGACATTTTACAAGCGTTAAAAGAGGCATCATCTGCTGGGTTTAAACTCAACAGTATAGAGGATGGGTTGGATAATGTTTATAAAGAGTTTAGAAAAGAAGATTTAACATGGAGTAATCTATCTAATAGGTGTTTACTTAGGTTCAATTTTACTATTAATTATAATAACTGTTAAAAAATAGAAAATATGAGTACAATTTGTATTACATGCACTGGTGGAATTAAGAACACTGGAAAAAGCTATAAGGAAAAACCTTTTGGCTATGATAAAGGATTATATTTAGTTCCTTTAAACGCTAATGATGGGACAAGGAATTTCCTTGACCTGAACGCATCGGATATGGATGCCGAATTGTTAGGCAAATTAAACAATACCGACCCTTCAAAACGTTGGTATTTACTTGACGACTTGCAAGATGTAACTTCTATTACAGGAGATGCAACTTTTGAAACATCTGCAACTGATGAGCGTTCTAATGTTCGTAACGGAATCAAGAATTACGACATGATGATATGGGAAGCGACCCATAAATACTACAAACAATTAAGAGGTGGACCATGTGTTAACTTCGGAATTGTTCGAGTAGATGAGTGTGGTAATTTATTGGGCGAAACAAATGCAGACCAATCAGAATTTTATCCGCGTGAGGTTCGTAAGGCTTCCTACAATGATAAGTTTGTAGATAGATTGCCTGGAGCAACGAGTAAGATTCATATTAACTTTGATTTTGCACGCTCAACAAACGATGCGTTTCAAGTAATGTTGTCAGCAGACAGTTTTCCTGCTTTAAATCCTTACTTAGTTCGTTCTATGTTGGATGTGAAATTTGATATTACAGTAGATGGCGCAACGGAATTGACCGTAAAGGCTTATTTATTGTTCGGCTCACTTAATCAAGAGATTCCAGTACTTGGCTTAGAAACACAAGACACTAACTTCGATGTTGTGGCAAGTGTTACAGGTATTTCAGTAGGATCACCAACTGGAATAGCAACTACAGGAACAGATGGAACATATACTTTTACTATTCCAACGGTAACAAGCGCAACGGTTTACGATTTGGATTATTTCAAAGCAGCAACAGCAGAGCGTGAGAATGGTTTTGAAGGTATTCCAGTAACATTCATCGCTCAATAATGGCCATGGAAACACTTGGCAGGTTTAATTTTTCAGCTAGTTGGTTAGGTTCGATTAGCTTAGAGGAAGCCAAGAAGCAGACAGCGAATAATACACCTGAGGAAGTCATAGAGACACTTTGGATAAGGGTAAACGGAAAGCCTAAGAAGGTTAAGCCAGAACCGAAAGAAGAGCCAAAGAAAAAGTCTAAAAAAGACTAAACTTTTGAGGGGTGGGCATAAAGTTCACCCCTTTTTTTATAATTGAATTATGGCTATTGGACAAAGTAAATTACATGAGTTGTTTGACAGGAATAATAAAATTTCTGATGTTATGGCTTGGTTTGTTGCGTTCGAGGGACGTATAACAGAAAAGTTGATTACTGATTGGATACGGATAGATCAGCTAAAAACCGATAAAGTAAATAGTAAGGGTAATCATATTGGTCTTTATTCAGCGGCCACAGAAGCTTTACGGCCTGAGAAGGTAGAAGGAACTCCATTTACCTTAGATTGGACTGGTGATTTCTATAGGAGTATAAACTACATTGTTAGCACCAATAGCATAACTTTCACAGCTAATGGAAATAAAGCGGGTGTTAGCCCATATAGCGGGAAATTTGAAAGAGCTAATTTATTTGAAAAATACGGTGAAGAAATAATAGGGTTAACTGAAGAAAATAAATATAAGTTAAAAAAACTTTTAAAACGGAAATACATTGAATACATCAAGCAAATATTACTCAGACCCTGACGAGATGCCACTTATTAATTGGGAAAAGTGCCTAAATGGGAAGTTCTCATACATGCGTTTAACTCCAAGTAATAAGTATAATGCCAAGGATATTGCAGCGTTTTATAAGTTTTATAATGAGTATATAGATAGGTATAAGTTACCCGATCAGCAGATGAGATATTTTGAAGCGCTGATGGTTTTGATTGATTTGAGGGCTGATTATATCGATACAGGAGATAATTCAATATTAACTAGGATTTTAATTGAGAAAATTATAGTTGAAGAGCTAAAACCATCCAATGAGGGGGGTATGACAATTGGACAAATGATAGTTGTCTTAGGAAAATGGTTTGGCAGTTGGATTAATAAAAAGGAAATTACAGTAGGAGGTTATAAAGATTTAATTCAGGAATATGAGCGAGCGAATAAAGAAAAGTGATATAATTGAAAATGATATTTTTGCTAATTTAATAGCTGAGATGTTAGCTGGTGAAAAGGCACTCAAAGATTTTGATACTAGATTAAAATCCACTGCTGAGACTATCAAGAATGATTTAGGAACATCCACTAAAATGACCATTGAGCAAATGGAAAAATTAGCGGTTGCTGAAAAGAAGTTGACAAAATTAACGGATGACAAAAAGAACAATCTAAAGAACCTTTCTACTATTGAAAAGGAACGTTTGAAATTAACCCAATCAATTGAGAAAGCTCAAGCACAAAAGACACTTGCAACAAGTAAAGAAAACAAAGAACTCACAAAATTACGTGGTGAGAAAAACGCAATAAATAAGGCTACACGTGACGAAATTAAATCTACGGAACGCTCTAAAAATGCTTATTCAAAATTAAGTGATCAAGTTCGTGACTTTAAAAACGAAAGTAAAAAATTAGGCGCTGAATTGCTTGAGCTAGAAGCGAGCGGTAAAAAGAACACAAAAGAATTTAACGACCTTTCAAAATCCTATGCGAGAGTAACGCAAAAGGCAAAACTAGGCGATTCACAACTTAAAAAGTTAGATAAAACAGTAGGAGATAATCAGAGAAGTGTTGGAAATTACACCAATGCTACACGTAAACTTTCAAGTGCTTTAGGTGCGTTAGGGGTTGCGTTTGGATTAAGCGAAATAGTACGTGGTGCAGCTACTGCATTAGGTGATTTTGATGAGAAGGTAGCGGATATTCAAAAGACCACGGGGTTAACAAAAGAAGAGGCTAAAGGTTTATCAATGGCTTTATTTGAAATCGATACACGTTCAAGTATTACCGAATTACAGGAACTTGCAAGTGCTGCTGGTCGTTTAGGTATTGAAGGAACTGATTCAATTTTAGGTTTTGTTCGTTCAGCAGATATGTTATTTGTTGCATTAGGTGACGACTTGGAAGGAACAGCAGAGGAAATAGCGACTGGAATAGGTAAAATAGCTAATCAGTTTGGAATGGTGGATAAATATGGATATGAAGAGGGGTTGTCAAAAGTTGCGTCTGTGATGAATGAATTAGCAGCTAATTCAAAGGCTGGTGCTGGTGAAATATTTACTTTCACTAAAGAACTTTCTGGAATTGCTTCATTAGCTGGTATTGCTCAAACTGATATTCAGGCTTTAGGTGCGTTCTTTGATGATGCGGGTCAATCTATGGAGGTCGCAACAACAACATTAAAGGTTTTACTTCCAGCACTTTCAAAAGACCAAGAAAGGTTTGCTAAAGTTGCTGGATTAACAGCTGAAGAATTTAGTAACTTATTGAAAAATTCACCAATTGAGGCACTTAAAGCGGTTGCAGTAGGTGCTAAGAGTTCAGAGGGTGGTTTAGATGGATTAAATAAAACACTTGAAGAGTTTGGAGTTGATTCAGCAAGGGCTGCAGGTATTGTTGGAACATTAGCGAATAACGTAGAAGGATTTACAAAACTTCAAAATTTAGCGACTAAAGCAGCTAAAGAAAACACTTCTATTGCGGATGAAAACGCAGTTAAGCAAGAAACTTTAAATGCTCAATATGAAAAATTACAAAAGAGCATAAGAAAATTCGTTATTGAACTATCTGATTCGATTAAGTTTAGTGATTCTTTCGGTGCTACTATTGGATTTATAGGTGATAATATTTCTTACTTAATACCAATGATATTAAGGTTGGGGGGTTATGTTTTACTTTATTCTCAACGTGCTAAGATAGCACAACTTCAAACCTATTTATTAGGTGGTGGTTTTAGAAATACTTTAAGATCAATACCGAAAATGATTAGTGGTTTGAAAGGTGTTAGTTCCTCAATTAAAGGAGTAGGGGAATCATTAAAAGGTATTGTTTGGGTGGCTATTATTGGAGCAGCTATTGAGTTAGCGACTGCATTCTACGACATTGCTAGTGGGGCTAGAGATGCGAGGGATGCAGAAAAAGAACTTGACGATTATCGAAAAGGAGCAGAGAAAAATGTAAATGAAAAAATAAGTAATAGAAATAAATTACTCCAAGATGAATTAACAGCATTAAGACAGTCTGCAGCTATTTCACTCTCTAAATCAAAAAGTGATAAAGAAGCTGCCGAAATTGAAATTAATTATTTAGAAGAGAAAAAACAAAAAATTGAAGACAACAATCAATTAATTCAAAATGATATAAAAGCAAGACAAAGCAAGCTTGATGATTATAAAAAAGAACTTAAATTTTTAGATTCAATTGAGAGTGTGAATGGTCAAATATTAAGCGCAGAAAACGAAACTGGTAGGGGAACTGGTAGGATAACAGGTAAAGAATTAGAGGATAAGTTAAAAAGTATAGGTATTGAAACTGGTTTTTTTGGAGCAGAGAATGCCGATAGAATAGATATGATGAGTAAGGTTAATGCTAAAATTGGAGCATCTGAAGTTAGATTAGAAGCCTTAAATAGTGAACTATCCGCTTCAAACGAAAATCTAAAAGAATCAAAAGTAAACATAGAAGTAGATAGTAACGAACGTGAAAAAAATTCTGGAAAAATACGCGCTAAAATTCCAATCCTAAAAGAACTTAATAAAGAGCGTGAAAAAGAATTATTAACACTAAAAGAAATTGACGACCTATTAGCAGAAGGGAAATCAATGGAAGAAATTGAAGATGGAGAGATTAGTCAATTCAATGATAGTTATAAAAAATCATTAACCGAACGTTTAACTTTAATTAATGATGCCGAACGTTTACAGACTATTACGGAAGAAAAAGCAAATAATAAAAGAATTATTGCTCAAATTGATTACCTACAGAAAAAGAAGAGAATATTAGAGTTTTACGGAAAGGAAACATTCGATATTGAAAACGAAATTTCAGAAGCACAATTACAACTACAACGATCTAAAAAAGGCAATGATGAAGTATTAGAAGGCAATGATGAAGTATTAGAA